CGTCATCTCAAGGCTGAACTTACACAACTACACGAAGACATCAAAGTTGCTCGCGAGAACAATTTTGGACGTCGTATCTTTGAAGCATACGCTGCTGAATTTGGTGCAACTCATCTCAATGAGAACGCTGAAGTCCGCAAGTTGTACGACCTAGTAAGTCGCAAAGATCGTCAGTTGGCGGAAGCCATCAAGCTCGGACACAAGGCGAAAGTCTTGATCGAGCACAAGGAACGCGAAGTGCGTATGTTAAAAGAATCCAATGAACGTGACAGCACATTGGAGATGCTGTTGGCTCCTCTCAACAAGGAAAAAGCAGAAACCATGCGTAATTTGCTCGAAAGTGTACAGACAACCCGTCTGAAAAATGCTTTTGAAAAATATCTACCAGCAGTGTTGGAAGACAGATCAATGAGAACCTCTAAAGTTATCACTGAACAAGTCACCGCAGTAACTGGTAATAAAACTGTATCCAATGTTCCACAAGAAGAACGCAGCAATGTGATCGACTTGAAGCGTTTGGCAGGATTATAATCATTTAATAAAGGAGACTTAAATGTCACAAGAACTATTAGAGAGCCGCTGGGGCGAAACAAAAGAAGCCCTGCTCGAAGGTCTTAACGGATCTAAGCGCAATAGCATGGGTGTTATCCTTGAAAACACTCGCAAGTACCTGAAAGAAAATGCATCCGCAGGTTCTACAGGCGCTGGTAATATCGCCACATTAAACCGTGTGATTCTTCCAGTTATCCGTCGTGTTATGCCAACCGTTATCGCTAACGAATTGGTTGGTGTTCAGCCCATGACTGGTCCTGTTGGTCAGATCCACACCCTGCGTGTGCGTTATGCCCAGAGTTTGACTGACACTTCTGCTGCTGCAACTAGCGTTACAGCCGGCCAAGAAGCGTTGAGCCCATTCACAATCGCTACTGCGTATTCTACCGTACCACAAGGTACCAGCACAGCTACCAACTACACTGGTGGCGCTACAGCTACCATGGAAGGTACTGGCGGTAAGCAGATTTCTGTTCAGATCCTGAAGCAGGCAGTTGAAGCTCGCACACGTAAGTTGCAAGCTCGTTGGACCTTTGAATCTGCACAAGACGCACAAGCCATGCATGGTATTGACGTTGAAGCAGAAATCATGGCTGCACTGGCACAAGAAATTACAGCTGAAATTGACCAAGAGATCTTGTTGTCTCTGCGTTCGTTGGCAGCTACTGAGTTTACATACAACCAAGCTACCGTTAGTGGTACAGCTACATTTGTTGGTGACGAACACGCCGCTCTGGCAGTTCTGATCAACCGTGTTGCTAACTTGATCGCCCAACGCACACGTCGTGGCGCTGGTAACTACGCTGTTGTTAGCTCTGCTGCATTGACCGTACTGCAAAGTGCGACCACAAGTGCATTTGCTCGTACCACAGAAGGTACATTCGAAGCACCTACCAACACCAAGTTTGTTGGCACACTGAACGGCGCTATGCGTGTGTTCGTTGACAGCTATGCCAGCGATACCACTCCTGTGCTGGTTGGTTACAAAGGTAGCTCGGAAGCTGACGCTCCTGCATTCTACTGCCCATACATTCCGTTGATGAGCAGTGGTGTTGTTCTGGATCCAAGCACCTTCGAACCAGTCGTGTCGTTCATGACACGTTATGGTTACATCGAATTGACCAACACCGCAAGCAGCTTCGGCAATGCTGGCGATTATGTTGGTGAGATCGCTGTGTCGAACCTTTCGTTCTCCTAATCAGAGAATCTCCCAGGGATGGGAAGGCAAAGAACCTGCTTCGGCAGGTTTTTTGTTGGCTATATAAACGCATGATATATCACTTAAATCCTGCACAATATTACACAAATAGAACGTATCTAACACAATGGTTTGATAAGGACACGTTGGTTATCACCGATAATGATTTTGAAAATATTGATCAAACCCAAGAGTTACTAAAAGCTCATCCTTTACAAAATCGTGTGTTAGATAATACACACAATCCTTATCCGGACAACAGAATTCAAATTACAATAGATCCAACACTGACCAATAATTTTGACTATTGGTATCGTCCCAAACCTGGGATGCACTTCTTTCCGTTGTTTTTATGGATGTTTAGTCTGCGCACCAATCTTTGGTGGCAAGGATTCAGTATGGATTCAGGCAACAGCAAGACCCAGGAAATCATGTGTTTGAATCATAAACCTAGACCGTTTCGAATTCAGTTGTTTGAAGAATTTAAACAAAAGAATCTACTAGATAGTATGATGTACACGTTTCCGGAATATCGTAATTTACCCGGTGAGTTTCCAGAAATTAATAGAGCCGACGCTGGTGTTGATCACGAAGTTTACGATCAGTATGCTGTGAATATTGTAACTGAAACTGCAATTGATTTGTCTTATCTCAGTGAAAAAACCTGCAAGCCTTTTATAGCCAGGCAAATTCCTATCATTGTATCCAGTGTAGGTGTCAATCAATTCCTTAAAGATATTGGATTAGATATGTTTGAAGATATTGTTCCATGGCCAACTTGGGATAGCGAATTGGACAAAAACATCCGTATAAACAAAATTGTTGAATTTGTAGAGCAATGGATTAAATCAGGCACTGTATTAGAAGATTATTATCGAGTGATTGATAGAGTTGAACGTAATAAAAAATACTTTCATAGCGAAAAGTTCAGAGATATTATCATGGTCCAGATGTCATTTTAAAATAAATAAATCATACAAATTGGACACCACCATGAAAATAAATGAAATTGAACCTAGACGTCTTGACGAAGCTCTCCCACCGTGGATGTCAAAAGGAATCCAACCAGTTGTTAAGTATGCCGAACCATACTTTAACAAGGCTGTGCAAGCAGCATCATCGGCAATGAAACCCAGGATCGTCATGCAACCTGGAGAAACAATGGATCAGGCAATAGCCAGAATAAAAGCAGCAACGCCTGCAAGTGCAGAAGTGGGTGGAATAAAAGCCGCAGACCCATTGGTGTCGGACGCAGAAAGAGCAGCACTTGGAATACTTCCTCCTCCCGAAAGATCCGGTCTGTCGTCATTCTTTAAACGTCGTGGAGATACAGGATTTGATCCTAATCTTAACAAGACACAGGCATTACCGGACTATTTGCAAAATATGCCACCGGCCAGCATAGGTTCGCCTCCAAAACCAAAACCTAAAGCAGACACATCTGCAGCCGACAGAGAAGTTCGTAAAACCCATGACATGAATCCACGTATGCCTAACAAAGGCAAACCCAGTGCTGAAGCTGAGGCATTTGCAGCCGAAAAAGCAGCACGAGCTGAAAAACAAGCAGCTGAAGAATTAGCAGCAGCTGAAAGACAAGCAGCAGCTGAAAGACGAGCAGCCGAATTACCTGCTGACTTTGAGCCGCCAATGTCTGCCAATGCACCAGCACCAGCAGCACCAGCAGCACCAGCAGCACCAGCAGCACCAGCACCTGCAGCAGATACCGTGACTTTACCACGAGATTTTGCAGATCGGTTATTGAGCATGGCCGAACGCGATCCGGCAGCAGCCCAGGAACAAGCCAAGCAATGGGGATGGTGGGGTAAAAAAGGACTAACCGCTGCTGGGGTTGCCGCATTAGGCGCTGCTGCACCATCAGTAATCAATGCAGTCAGACCCGGCACAGTTCCGGACTATTACAATCCAGTTTCTATTGCCACGCAAGGACCTGAAAAAGTTTTGGCTCCTAAGCCGTTGCCACCAGACCGTGCAGGTCCAACAGTAAAAGAAATACCAACTGACTGGTCTCCTTCCTCACCGGCTGCTTCTACCGAGACACCGGCTCCGGCTGCTGACAAAACACCTGCTGCTCCAGCAGCACCTGCCAGTGATTCGGCAACCAGTGATGATGCAAAGATACAGGATCTTAGGAAACTATGGCAAAAAGATAAGATGGATGAGTCAACCGCTGCGCTGAACCGCATGGTGTATCTGTCTAGACTTTAAACCACTTGAGATACTGGGCCACTTTCTTAGTGACGCTGGTCCAATCTCCCATCACAGGCTGTCTAAATAGTCTAGCAGTGGAATACCAAGGACTGGAATCTCTGTCTAACAACCAACGCCAATCAGTGGAATAAGCGTTGAGCATGATCCAAGCTGGACGCCCTAACGCACCGGCCAGGTGTGATATGGCAGTGTCTACACCAATCACCACATCTAAGTTCATTATCAATCCTGAAGTTTCTACGAAACTAACAATAGTGCCTGGGTAACATGTGACTCCGGCTTCTGCTAATGCCTGCTCTTCTTCGGCTGTGACATCTATTTGTAGGTTGATCCACTCGTACTCGGGATTGTTTTTGATCATTTCCAGTATCACAGCAAATGGAACACCTTTGTGTTGATTGAGCCAAGAATCTCTACGACCACTCCAGTTGATGCCCACACGCATACGTGTCTTGGGCCCTAGTCGTTGTTGCCAGACTTGCACAGCATGGGGTTGTGCAGTGAGATAACTCTGCACCTTGGGTATGTTGTCAATAGTAACGCCTAGGATTCCAGGAATGCTCATGATAGGCACCCAGTAATCAAATTCACCCATGTCGGTGGTATAGCTGCCGACCTGTTGGATGATGTTGCTGTTCTGCATGACCGGAATCAAGCCGTCGGTAATCTGAAGTTTGATCTGGGCACCCATCACATGCAGATTGTACAAGAATCTCACAAATTGTATGCAATCGCCGTGCCCTTGTTCTCCCACTACCAAGATAGTTTTGCCCTCTAGTGACTCGCCACGCCAGCGCGGTTGTGGATATTTGGGTTCTGTCCCGGCCAGATGTTCGTACTGCCACCGAGATTCATAAGCAGGCCATCCCTGCGAATAATCGCCCATGATAAGATGGCACACTGCCAGATTGAATTTGGCTGTGATGCTGGTGGGATCTAGTATGATGGCATGTTGTAAGAATGGCACAGCACGAGCAGGAAATCCCATCTCGCGCAGAACATTACCATAATTGTTGAATGCTGCCGAGGACTCTGGATCTTGTACAAATGCCTGGGCGTAGCATGCTATTGCCTTGGCCGGTTCGTGAGTGGAACGATGCTGATTGCCAGCTTCTATTAGGTCGTTTGATGTCATGGAATATTTAATAAAATCCGCTGTGCGGTGTTAAATTTTAACAGGCTGCTAAATACTTGTCAACACAATACGGTGTTTTATGCAGGACACCACTGCGTAGCGGCTAGAACCCGCATTGGGCTTCTATAAGGAGAAATCAAATGGGAAGAGCTCTAAAAATTCAAAAAAACAGTGTTGGTTCGGGTACAACAGTAACTGGCACAGTCACAGCATACAACCAAAACATTCTAACTGACGCTGGTTTTCCTAACTTCGGATCGCTGACTAACCCAGCATACAACACACCAGTTCAAACACTAGACACCACACAATTCTTGGGTGTGGTTGGTGGTTCACCTGCTACTAGTACAGCAAGTGCTACATTTCCAGAAATTGCCGCAGTTGTAAACATCAGCTTAGCTGATAGCACCAGCACCACAGCAGGCGCAGGCAGAATCATACGTCAAAAAGGAAGCCACAAATTCTTAGTGGCCTACACTGCCGCTGCTACAGCAGACGAAAGTTTTATTGTTGGTCAAGCCTATCAAGTTTCCACAGTTGGCACCACTGACTGGGCAGCCGTCGGCGCTGGTACTGGTGTAATTGCAGGTGATATCTTTACAGCCACAGCCGTGGGTGCAGGCACAGGCGAAGCATATCCTGTGGGCGTTTGTGTTTTGTCCAACACAGCCACTCCGGCAGCTGGCTTCATGAGCATTGCTTACTCTGTAGGTGACAGCTCGGCAGTTTATGCTAGCTATATCACCAACAAGTGGGTGCGTGATTGGAACGGCATGACTTATGGTACATACGCTAATTCTAATCTTGGTGTTAACATTCAATCTGGCGAAAATCAATATGTTGCTAACTTCTTCACAGACGAAGGTAACGTGACTGTGTCTGGTGGCGAAATGGTTGGTTCTACTTCAACTGACAATGCCACAATCCAACTGGCTCAGATCGCCAGCGTCACATCTTAATTTGTTAGGTAGTGGAGTCCTCCCAGCTACATACTGGGAGGATTTTTTATGAGCAGAGCATTTGTATTAGGTAATGGGCTGAGCCGTCAAGGGATTGATTTAAATCTCTTAAAATCACTTGGCCCTGTGTATGGTTGCAATGCATTGTATCGCGAGTTCACACCAGACGTTTTGGTCAGCACCGATGTTCCTATCAGCGAAGCCATACAAAAAACAGGATACGCACAACGAAATCGAATGTACACACGTCGTCCTTTGCCCGATATGGGTGCAGAACGCATACCTCAAGACTACTTTGGATTCAGTTCAGGCCCGGCAGCAGTAGCACTAGCGGCGCTGGATCGTAATGTAGCAATCTACATGGTTGGGTTTGATATGGGCCCAACCAAGCATGGCAAGTTCAACAACTGCTATGCAGACACTGAGTTCTATAAAAAAAGTTCTTCCAATCCTACCTATGCAGGAAATTGGACAAAACAGCTGGTCAAAATCTGTAAAGATTTTCGTAAAACTAGTTTTTATCGAGTGGTAGGTGCCAGCACCACAGCCAACATACCAGACTTGAAAAGCCTAGGTAATCTACATCACATGCCCATAGACGACTTTTTGAATCGTATAAATAACACAAAGGAACTTTGAATGTCTACTTTCAAGCGTGTGCTCGGTAATCTTACCATACAAACCGTTACAGCATCTGATGCAATCACTTTGCAAGGTGGTACAGTAGTTGTAAGTGGAAACCTCACGGTATCTGGAAATGCTACCATAACTGGTAATCTTTCGGCCACAGCACTGACTAACGGTACTACAAATCTTGGGATTCCTCTAGCCAGTGGCAACGCTAATATCACCGTGGGCGGTACCAGTAATGTAGCTGTGTTTACTTCAACTGGTGCCAATATCACCGGTACTGCTAATATTAGTGGAGCAGTTACCACAGCTAGTACTATTAGTGCAACAGGCAACCTAACCAGCGGTAATATTTCAACTGCTGGATTAATAACGGTCACCGGTAACGTGCAGGGCGGTAATCTACGAACTGCCGGCCAGGTAAGTGCCACAGGTAATATCACTGGCGGTAACGTGTTAGGCGGCGCCAATGTCAACGCAACCACACACACAGGTACCACTGTAAGTGTAAGTGCAAACGTAACAGGCGGAAACATATTGACAGCTGGACTGATATCGGCCGGCAGCACAATATCAGCAACAGGCAACATCCAAGGTGGTAATCTACGTACCGCAGGCACAATTTCAGCAACCGGTAACATCACCGGTGCTAATCTAGCGGTCGGAACAACCACTCCAGATTGTGAAGTGACCATATTGGCCACTCCTCAGAGCGTGGTCTACTCAATCACAGGCAACAGCACCACAGCAGGAACTGATTTACATATTTCGGGCGCGGATGGTGCTAATACTAGAATAACACAAGATGCATTTGGATCAGGATCGTATAGTGCATTCACTGGAAGAACTGCTGGCGGAACTGGAACTGCTCCTACTGGAACACAACCTGGAGACACATTAGCCCAATTCACAGCACGTGGATTCAGCAGTGGTACATTACAATTTGGTAATGTATCAACCGGCAGATTGGACATCACAGCCGCCGAAGCATTCTCAGATACCAGCAGAGCTACCAACGTACAGATATTCACCACAGCCGTTGGCGCAATAACTCCTACATCGGTTGCTGTTTTTTCCAGTGCAGCTGGACTGAGTGTAGTAGGCAACGTAGCAGGTGGTAATTTACTTTCTACTGGGTTGATAAACGCAGTAGGCAATATCACTGGCGGCTATCTAATAGCAAACTCAGACGTACAAGCAGGAAATTTACGAACAACCGGAACAATTAGTGCAACCGGTAACATCACAGCAGGTAACGTGCTAGGTGGTGCCAATGTCAATGCAACTACTTTGACTGGTACTACGGTCAGTGTGTCAAGCAACATCACCGGTGGAAATATACTATTTGGTGCAGGTAATGTCAGCGGCATTGGTAATATACTAGGTGGACTAATAAGTGTGTCGGGCAACATCACTGGCGCCAACATTATTGGTGCTATCATTGCCGGAGCAAATCCTATTACCACAACTGGTAATATCAGCGGCGGCAATTTGCTGACCGGTGGATTGGTTTCAGCAACCGGCAATGTCACCGGCGGAAACGTATTAACAGGAGGCTTGATTTCAGCAACCGGCAACATCACAGGTGGTAACGTATTAGGTGGTGCCAACGTCAACGCAACCACACACACAGGAACCACTGTTAGTGTTAGTGCAAACGTAACAGGCGGAAACATATTGACTGCTGGTCAAGTAAGTGCTACAGGTAACATCACAGGCGGTAATGTGTTAGGTGGTGCTAATGTGAATGCCACAACTCACACAGGTACCACGGTCTCAGTAACTGGCAACATCACAGGTGGTAATGTAATATTTGGTAGTGGCAATATCACCGGCACAGGAAATGTCATTGCAGGAAATGTATTAGGCGGTGCTAATGTTAACTCTACTTTGTTTACTGGTACTACAGTTAGTGTAAGTGCAAACGTAACAGGTGGCAATGTATTAACAGGTGGCCTAATCAGCGCAACTGGCAACATCACCGGTGGCAACCTAACTGGTACCAGCATTGTGGGTACACTGACCACAGCAGCACAAACCAATATAACTTCAGTGGGCACGTTGACCAGTTTAGCAGTAACCGGTAACACCACAAGTGGTAATTTATTAACAGGTGGATTAATATCTGCAACTGGCAACATCACCGGTGGTAACCTAACTGGTACCAGCATTGTAGGCACATTAACCACAGCAGCACAAAACAATATAACCTCAGTAGGTACACTGACTAGTCTGAGTGTAAGCGGCAACATCACTGGTGGTAACGTCATAGGCACCATTGCTGCCGGCGCAAACACAATCACCACAACTGGCAACATCACCGGTGGCAACGTGTTAGGCGGAGCCAATGTGAATGCAACCAGTTTAACCGGTACCACAGTATCGGTCAGTGCAAATATTATTGGTGGTAACATATTAACCGGTGGTGCGATTTCAGCAACCGGTAATATCACAGCAGCCAATGTGCTAGGTGGTGCCAATGTCAACGCAACCACACATACAGGTACCACAGTTTCGGTCAGTGCCAACGTCACAGGTGGTAATTTATTAACAGGTGGATTGATCTCGTCTACTGGTAATATTACCGGTGGTAACCTAACTGGTACTAGCATTGTGGGTACGCTGACCACTGCGGCACAAACCAATATTACCTCAGTTGGTACACTAACTAGTTTGGCAGTAACAGGCAACATCTCGGGTGGCAACGTGCTAGGTGGTGCCAATGTCAACGCAACCACGCACACAGGTACCACTGTCAGTGTAACTGGCAACATCACCGGTGGCAACGTGCTAGGTGGTGCCAATGTCAACGCAACCACACATACAGGAGCCACGGTATCAGTAACCGGTACCATCACAGGTGGTAATGTATTGACAGGTGGCCTGATCAGTGCCACTGGTAATGTAACCGGTGGTAATATTATCACTACCGCAGCGGTTAGTGCTGCATCAGTAAGTGCATCAGGAAATGTAACAGGTGGTAATGTCAACACAGGCGGATTGATCACAGCGATCGGCAACATCATTGGCGGCAATTTACAAACCGCTGGAAATTTGATTGCCGATGGAAATGTGATTGCTGGTGCTGCAATGAGTTTTGCTCCACTGACTGCTCCAGTTCAAGCTGCTGCTACCGCTAATAGCTATGTACAATTAATAGTACAGAATAAATCAAGTGGTCTGGCCGCAACAACAGATATTGTAGCAGTGGCAGATAATGGTAATGATACCGATGGTTTTGTTAGTATGGGTATCAATAGCTCGACCTACAATCAACCAGGCTATGCACTGACCACCGCCAATGATGGGTATTTGTATGTGACCGGCAATGTCACAACAGGTGGCGGCAATCTAGTGCTCAGCACTTACACTGCCAAGGACATTGTGTTTAGTACCAATGGTAGTGATACTGCCAACGAAATTGGAAGATTCAAGCATGCTTTTGGACTTAGCGTAACCGGTAATGTATCAGCGACCGGCAATGTTACAGGTGGTAACTTGAGCATATCTGGTAATATAGCAGCCAACAATGTTCTTGCTACTACAATAGTTAATGCTGCCAGCTACACAGGTGGATTGGTCAGTGTTACCGGCAATGTCACCAGCGGAAACTTGTTAACCGGCGGATTGATCTCAGCCACAGGTAATATCACTGGTGGTAACATATCAACTGCTGCATTGACTGCAACTGGTACTACGACCATGTCGGGCACCGTGAGCATGACCAGTTCGGCATTCACCCGCACAGCCACAACTCAAAACTGGACAGATGGCTCAATGACCACGGGGACTTGGACAGTTGGAGGAACTGCACAAACAGGTTTTCTAGCTCTGGGCAGATCTACTGCCACACAAATATTGTACCTTGCCAATGGTGCCACTTCCACTGGCAACACAAAAACCATCAGTATTGGTGAAAACGGAGTTGCCAATTCCGTCACCAACATCAGTATTGGAACTGCCGCCGGCAATGGTAATGTCACATTCTCTGCCAATACTTTGGTATCAATCGCCAACACATCTGGCACAGCACTCAGCGTGGCCGGTAACATCACTGGCGGTAATATATTATTTGGATCTGGTGTTATTAGTGGAACTGGTAACATCTATGGTGGTAACATAATTGGTACATTGACTCCTACCACATTGAGTGCCAGTGGTAACGTCACTGCCGGCAATTTACTAACAGGTGGGCTAATTTCGGCAACTGCCAACGTCATAGCCGGTAATTTATTAACAGGTGGACTGATCAGTGCAACAGGTAATATCACTGGCGGCAATATAAGCACCACAAGATACACAGGTACTTCGATCAGCGTGTCTGGCAACATCGATAGTGGTAATTTGCGCACCATAGGTCAGATCAGTTCTACCGGTAATGTCAATGTTCAAGCTGGAGCGTTTTTTGTGGGCGACGGAGGATTCCTCAGTAACGTGACTGCGGCTGCTAACGTATCGGTAACCACAATCGCCAATGGTACCACGTCGATGTCTATTCAATCATCGGGCGCTAACATAATAGTAGTAGTAGGAAATGTAGCACTTGGAAACATAAATCCATCAGGTTATGCCATAAACGGATATGTCAGTGCTAGTGGTAATGTAACAGGTGGTAATGTAATCACACCGGTAGTCACTGGTTCTACAATGACTATCAGCACCACTACTGCCAATGCCAATATTGTATTGACTCCAAATGGAATTGGTAATGTCACAACTGGCGCTAATGTAAGCGTTACCGGTAACATCACAGGTGGTAACCTAAGCGTGACCGGTATTGCTGGTACCTTGTCTACCGCTGCACAAGGTAGTATCACTTCGGTAGGTACATTAACTAGTTTAGCAGTCACTGGTAACATCACCAGTGGCAATCTAAGTGGCACTAGCATTGTGGGTACATTGACCACTGCTGCACAAACTAATATTACAAGCGTAGGTACATTAACCAGTTTAGCAGTCACTGGCAACATTAGTGGCGGCAACCTTTCGGGTACCAGCATCGTGGGCACATTGACCACTGCCAGTCAGACCAATATCACCTCAGTTGGTACTTTAGGTAGCTTGACAGTCACGGGCAATATCTCGGGTGGCAACATATTGGGTGGAGCCAACGTCAACGCTACCACTCACACAGGTACCACAGTGAGTGTGACCAGCACTGTGACTGGATCGCAATTCAATGGATCTGGCGCTGGATTGACCAGCATACCTGGCGCTAATGTAACAGGTACATTAAGTATTCCTACTTCAAGTTATGCTGCCACAGTAAGTGGTGCTGCCCAAGCCAATATTACCAGTGTGGGTACATTGACCAGTTTGGCAGTGACCGGCAACATTACTGCTGGCAATCTGTCAGGTACTAGTATCGTGGGTACGCTGACCACTGCGTCACAGACCAACATTACCAGTGTGGGCACATTGGGCAGTTTAGCGGTAACCGGCAATATCTCAGGTGGTAATGTGTTAGGTGGTGCCAATGTGAATGCTACCACTCACACAGGTACCACTGTGAGTGTGACCAGCACAGTCACAGGAAGCCAATTCAATGGATCCGGTGCTGGACTCACTAGTATCCCAGGTGCCAATGTAACAGGCACATTGAGTATTCCTACTTCGAGTTATGCTGCCACAGTAAGTGGTGCAGCACAGGGCAATATCACCTCAGTGGGCACATTGACCAGCTTGAATGTAACTGGCAACATCACTGGTGGTAATTTATTGACAGGTGGGTCAATATCATCAACCGGTACCGTGAGTGCAGCAGGAACAGTATTAACAGGAAACATTAGTGCTGCCGGGTATCAAGGTGGTTCCAGTGGGCTCAGTATCACAGGTAACATCATTGGCGGCAATCTTTCTGGCACCAGCATTGTGGGCACATTGACCACTGCTGCACAGACCAACATTACCAGTGTAGGCACACTAACTGGCTTGACAATCAACAATGCAACCATAGCAATCACCAATGGTGCCACAACTGGTACTGGTAATATTGGTTCGTCTACCGTTGCATTTAACACGGTGTTTGCTAAAGCAACATCGGCACAATATGCTGACTTGGCCGAGATGTATGTAAGTGATGCTGAGTACGAACCTGGCACCGTGATGGAGTTTGGCGGCGCACATGAAATAACCATCAGCAATACCCAAAATAGTGACCGTGTAGCCGGCGTGGTTAGTACCAATCCAGCTCACATAATGAATTCGTCACAGCAGGGCGAGCATGTGGTAGCAGTGGCCTTGACCGGAAGAGTACCCACCCGAGTCACTGGTTCTGTGTGGAAAGGTGCCATGATGATTTCCGCTGGAAACGGGCATGCGCAAGCCTGTGCATCACCCACAATTGGTACCGTGATCGGCAAATCCTTGGAAGATTACCAAGGCGAGTCGGGCGTGATCCAAGTGGTAGTGGGTAGACTATAAAATCATTCATGTAATTTTGGTTCTAGGGGTGTTGGTAAATATACTACACCCCTAGTAACTCTCATGACACAACAGATCATCAACACCGGTAACACATCAAATGATGGTACCGGTGAGGCATTACGCAGTGCTTTTATATCAGTAAATGAAAATTTTACCGAATTATACGCTGCCGGCCCGGTAGGGACTAATGTTTCCATAGCAGGAAATGTTATCACGGTCCTGGGGCGAAACAACAATCTAGTACTCAAGGGCAATGGGGTTGGCAATGTACAAGCCAACAGCTCGATTATTCCTTCTATAGATGCAGTCTACGACCTTGGCGCACCGGCTACACGATTTGACACGGTTTATTCTACATACTTTGTAGGCAACGGGTCTTTACTCACAGGCATAACGGTCAGTGGCGGAACTGCTATTGTTAATGGCAACAGCAATGTAAGTGTATCAGCCAACAGCGTAGTTACGATAGGTGTTGCTGGCACCGGAAATGTGGTCACGTTTGGTGATACCAATACCACATTCAACACCAACATCTCAGCAGCGGGCAACATCACCGGCAGCTATTTTATTGGTAATGGCTCACAGCTGACCGGGATTATAGCAACCAATAGTTATGGCAACGCCAATGTTGCTGCTAATCTAGCTGCATTTGGTACCAATCCCATATCCACCACAGGCAACATTGCTGGTAGCTATTTTATCGGTAATGGTGCATTGCTCACTGGTATTGCCAGTGGTAGTACTTCAAATATCGCCAATGGCACAAGTAATGTCACGGTTGCGTCCAGCAGTAATATCACTATTGGTGTTGCAGGTTCTACGGTTGCAACATTTGCCAGTACCGGCGAATATGTAACAGGCCTAGTCAGCGCCACAGGTAATGTCAAGGGCAACTACCTACTGGGCAACGGTAGTCAGTTATCCAATGTGCTGACCGTAAGCCAGTATACCACTGGTAACATATCCAATGTTGTTCCTAATGTACACGGATTGCTGTTTGATACCACCACTGGATTTAGTGTCACTGACATGGGCAACGGCAATGCCCTGATCACACTGGGCAGTTCGTTCAAGACTTGGGAAGTTGCCGGCCAGACCAGTCTAGTTGCAGTAGGTGAAGATACCGTAAAATTTGTTGATGGTAACAACATTGTTATAACCACCAATGCGCTGTCTACTCCGCAGCAAATCAAATTTTCACTCAGCGACAATGTATCAGTCTCGGGCAATATCACTGGTGGCAATGTTCGCACAATCGGATCAGTATCAGCCACAGGTAATGTCTCCGGCAATTATTTTATTGGTAATGGCTCACAGCTGACCGGACTGCCAGCATCTTATGGCAATGCTAATGTGGCTGCTAATCTAGCTGTGTTTGGTACCAATCCAATATCCACTAGTGGTAACATCACTGGTGGTTACATACTGGGCAATGGATCACAGCTTACCGGTATCGCATCTAGTTACGGCAATGCTAATGTTGTTGCTAACTTGGCAGCTCTGGGTACTAATCCGATATCTACCACAGGCAACATCTCGGGTAATTATTTTGTTGGTAACGGATCACAACTTACTGGAGTTATTGCATCCGGCGGTAGTGGCAATACCACAATATTAGGCACCCCTTCAGATAGCAGCCTAACAGGAAACACAGTGGCATATCAAGGATGGACTGCCAATACATATGTGACCGATGGATTAGATGATCTCAACCAGGTGGCTCTCAACATAGCTGGTAATACATTTGTGGGCAACACCTATATCACCTCCAATGTGTATGCTGGTCCTAGTCCACTAAGTGTATCATTGACTGGGCGTTATATTGGTAACCCCAACAGCTACCTATGGCAATTTGGAGACGGAACTGCAAACGTAATCACAGCAAATGCCACACACACATTTAGTAACACATTAGGTGGAACCTATACGGTGACTTATACTGCCTATAACACCACCGGTACCAATGCTGGAAATGCTGCTGCTGGGGCCAAAGGATCAACCAGCACAGCAACTACCACAATAACATTGTATACCCCAACTCCTATTCCAGCATTCACTGCCAATAGGACTAGTTTGGATACTCCTAATGGTGTACAGATAACCAACTCCAGCCAGTACTCCGAAACTTACTCAATCAATTGGGGAGATGGTACTATCGTGATCCCGGCCACCAACTGGACCACAGCCGCACATGTCTATACCAATGCCACAGCCAATACCGATGTGTTGTATGGTGTTAACCTAACTGGCAACAGCGCCAATGCAGGCGCCAGCCCAGTAAGCGTCACGTCGTCAAACACCAATGTCAAGGTATACTCATCGCAGGCCAGCAATGTGTTTGTCACTGCCAATGTGGCCAATGTGATCAATGGTGTGGGAACAATAAGTTTCAGGAATGATTCCACTGGTAATCCGGGTAATACAGCAAGTTTTGGAGCACAGCAGTTATACAATTTTAATTGGGGCGACGGAACCGTTAGCAATGTTAACATAGCAACAGGCATCGCCGGCAATCCAGCAGCAGCCAATGTCACACATGCTTTTGCACTGAGTGCAGCCAATCAATCCGGAAACAAATACGAACAATACACAGCCAACTTATATCTATACACTGGTTACAGCACCAGCCCATTCAAATCTAGCAACATCACCATCACGATTGAACCGCAGACTCGTGCTAATTTTGTTGGTGCCACAGCCAATGTCACTACCGATGCGACTGCTAACGTGGGCAATGCTAGAGTGGGTTACTTGTACACGGACTACAATGGTGCCAACCGATCGACCTTTACGTTCCAAAACACCAGTGAAAACAGCAACATCGCCAATTGGGCCTGGGGAGATAGCACATTCAGCAATGGTGTGTCTAACGTGGGAAATGTTGTACACACTTATACTACCACCGGAGCAAAAACCGTATCACTCACTGCTAACGGAACACCAAATGGCATTACCAGCACCGCACAGAGCAATACATCCAGCGTGACGGGCTATATTTTTATCGCGGCCAATCCCGCTGCACCTACCAATCTCAGCGGATATGCCAATCTAACAATCGCCAATGCAAGTCAATTTACCAATGCTCCTTTGTTAGCAGCAGGAGCAACTGATGCGTCGGGCGGAAACATTCCGGCCAATGGCACATCTGTCACACGTTTTGTGACCAGCACTCCGATCATGACATCAGCTAATGTGGTGTTGGCCAACACAGCAACCACAGGCACATTGACTGCGTATGTGAACAATGCTGCTGCTGGCAATGTAACATTTACCACATCCGGCAACACGGTAGGCACCACTAGCGCATTGGTCATTGCTGCGGATCAAGACTTGCATGTGGCCAATGCCGCTGTACCTAGCTCGTTCTACAAAGTGTTCAGTGCCAACATCAGTTGTGCATTGGGTAATCTAAGCACAGGATACAACAATTACAAACTATCACATACGGTATCGGGCAACACCAATTATGTGGGATTTGTCAAGGACAATCTAAATTCTGTGCCTACTCTAGCTACCGGCAATGTGGTCATGGCAGAAGCCACAGCAGGAACTTACAGATACATTTCTGGAATTCCATACTACAACACCGGCAGTCCGACCATCACGATTGCCAACCTGCAAGTGGCAAATCTTGCTGGACAAACATTTACTAGCACAAACCCATTCATACTGGACAGCGGCACGGTGTCCGAAGGATCAGGCAGCGTGGTAGCAGCCAGTCAGACCAAGTCATTGGCCGGAATTGACAATGCAGCCAACAGCATGTTGACCAGCAGCAATGTCAAAGCCAACATAGGCGTAGGATCAAACTATATCCTAGGCAACTTGACTGCCAACCTTGGCGGTACCAACAACAGCGTGAGTACTTTGCAGGCCAACATACTCAACGTGGTAGGAACCAGTGCAACGGTGCAACTGCCGACCAAAATACAGATGTATGCTGGAGCCAACTCCGGAGTAAACGAACAATCAATCACTGCATCTACCACTGGCAACACTCAAGCTGCTGTGCGTGTGGTCATGAGTTCAGCTGGCAATACTCCGGTATTCGCCAACACCATAAATTACTACACATCAAATGTGTGGAGTGGCGCACAAACTATTGCTAACACTCCTGAGGCTGTGGTACGATACGGAAATCTTACAAATTACATTGTAAATCTTTCAACGGGCTATCTGCCAGTTGGTCCCAATCTAGCTGTGGGAGGAAATCGAACTTCTACTCAATATTTTACCTTTGCGTTTGCTAGACCCAGCCTTGCTAATTTTGACATCAGACTAACATCCACCACTGGCATTGCCGGGCTGTGGATCGCAGCACCCAACACTACGATTGACCGCAGTGGGTATTCATCTCCGGTTCCGGGATTTCCGGGACCAACCAGCACCATCAACGGCTGGCTGGAAGGGTTTGTTCAGTACAGCGGTTCTGGAGTTCCGGGCGCCAGCAACACCGGAGGCAACGGCAGCAACGGCTGTGCTTTAACAGGGGCTGATGTTATACCACTAAATACCTCAATTGCCAATGTGTCTTACACAATGACTCTGGGATCACAAAATGCGGCCAATAGTTTTGGAAACAACATTTTGGTAAGAATTGCCTTAGCAAGTGGGCAAACTATCACTGCTTTATCAATAGGAACGGCGACTTAATATGTCAGATGCACAAAAATTAGATTATCTGTGGAAAAAAGTAGGTTATGGTGTAGCCAAAACTGCTGATTCCGCCAGCAAAGAAGCTTTCAACGAAAGCATTGCTAGTCCATTACTCTATCGTGGAGATTTGATTTGGACCCAAAGTGGAGATATTCCCAACACTCCTCCGGCTAACACCACTGCGTTGATCCAGGTGTACAAAGATGGCGGAGGTGCAGGATATAGTGCCACCGTGGAATGTACAGAAGATTTAACTGCTCCAGACAATCAAACCTGGTTAACTGGCCTGGCCAACTGGGTTCCTACCCAGTTTGGTGACAACTACTTGGTGCAAGTGTATGTGGCAGCATCTGGTGTGAGCAATCCACAGACCGTGGGCACAAAATTGTTTGCTGCTGGCTCGGGCAATGATGACACATGGTTCTTTGACTATCAAGCAGGCTTGTTGAACTTCAATGGTGCAAATATTCCAAGCCAGATTGCAACTGGGGTCACTGGCAAAAGTATCTACATTGTTGGCTACAGATATGTGGGTACCTACGGAGTAGATCCCACATACATCAGCGACGGTACATCAAATGTACAGGTAGTAAGCACTGACGGTAATGTTACTATAAGTGTGGATGGAACCAGTAATGTCGCTGTATTTTCTACTGGCGGCGCACAAGTTACCGGAAATATCTCCGCTACAGGCAACGTGGCAGGAAATTATTTTGTAGGTAATGGTGCGGCGCTGACCGGCATTGTGACTAGTGCAAGCGGCAATGTTGTTGGAAACTTGACCGTGACTGGAACTGCTAGCGTAGCAGGAAATGTCACAAGTGGTACTAACTTTGTAGGCAATGGTGCTGCATTGCTCAGCACAATGACAGATCGTGGCAATGATCAGAATAACTGGAACACTCTAATACAGATGGGTGTTTACACAGTCAACAGAACCAGCTGGTCGGGAACGGTAGGAACACCATTAGATAGTCAGGTATTTACAGGGCTGCTCGAAGTAAAAAACAGCACAGATACGTCAATTGAACAGATATTTTATCCAGGCACTGTGGAAAGTGGCGATATAAAAATACAATGGAATCGCGCAAACTGGAATGCAACTTGGACTGATTGGATTAGAATCGTAAATAACGACCAGATTGTTATAGGTGGAACATACTAAATAAGTCTGAATAGGAAGTTATTGACATGTCAGCACCAAATACAAATACAATTTTAATCAAACGCTCGGGGACTGCTAACTCGGTGCCGTCCGCACTTTCGCTAGGCGAATTGGCTATCAACTATGCTGATGGTAATTTGTTCTACAAAGACGGCACTAGCACTATCAGAGTCTTGGCCAGCAATCAATTTGTCAGTGTAACCGGTAATGTCACAGCCGGCAATGTCAATGCAGTAGGCCTAAGCCTCAGTGGCAATGTGATATCGCCACTGAATGTAACAGGCAATCTCACAAGCGGTAACATACTGACCCCAGGATTGTTGTCAGTAACAGGCAATATCACTGGTGGTAATTTAATATCATCATCGCTGACATCTACCCGTATTCCGTATGTGGGTACCAGCAGTCAACTAACAGACAGCACTAATTTAACCTGGAGTAATTCCACCCAGGTCATGTCGATTGGCGCAGGCGGCACAGAAATTGGCGGAAATACCGGTGTAGGATATGTAAAAGCCGCGACCGTAAGTGCAACCGGTAATGTTATTGGTGGTAACATTACCACAGCAGGATTGGTAACAGCAGTTGGAAATATTACTACCAGTAATTATTTCTTAGGTAATGGTGCTCTGCTAACTGGTGTTATTACCAGTGTGGCCAATATCAACAACGGCACCAGTAATGTAACCGTTGTGAGTTCAGGTGGCAACGTCACAGTCGGCATAGCCGGAACATCAAATGTAGCTGTGTTCTACAGTGGCGGGTTAAACATTACTGGAGCAATCAGCGCTAATGGTAATATAACCAGCGGTGGAACTATCAACACCACAAGTTTAAGTCTAAGCGGAAATATCACGTCAGACTTGAATGTGACTCCAAATATTGCCGGTGGCAATATCACAACTCCAGGATTAATCAGCGCCACTGGCAACATCACAGGTGGCAACGTAAGCGGTACTAGAATACTAGCAACAAATTTTGCGGGTACCACACTAAGTGTTTCCGGTAATGTGACCGGTGGTAACATTCTATTTGGTGCTGGGGTTGTATCCGGTACCGGTAATATCGCCGGTGGCAACCTAACAACCGGTGGACAAGTCAGTGCAACTGGTAATATAACCAGCGGTGGAACTTTATCTACCGTAGATCTAAGTGTTGGTGGTAATGTCCTTACATCGTTGGTACCAGCAGCCAACGTAACTCAAGACCTGGGTAGCGCCACACAGCGATGGAGAGACCTGTATCTATCAGGCAGTTCATTAAATCTAGGCGCACAAACAATCAGCGCCAATGCAACAACGGTCAACATTGGAACTGGTAACTTAGCCGGTGCTAACATCACTACTCCGGGACAAGTTTCAGCAGCTGGTAACATCACCGGCGCTAACATAGCAACATCAGGCAACATTAGTGCAACAGGTAACCTGTTTGCAGGCAATGTATTAGGCGGAGCCAATGTTAATGCAACCACATTCACCGGCACAACAGTTAGTGTAACAGGTAACATAAGTGGTGGCAACCTAAGTGGTACCAATATTGTTGGTACTTTAACAACTGCATCACAAACAAACATCACCAGTGTTGGTACACTAGGCAGCTTGTCGGTCTCGGGTAATACCACCAGCGGTAACTTACTAACTGGCGGCTTGATTTCAGCTGGTGGAGACATCACTGCCGGCGGATATGTATTTGGTGCCAACGCAAATATCACTGGCAACCTTGACGCTGGCAATCTAAGTGGTACCAGAATACTAGCAACAAATTTTGCAGGTACTACACTAAGCGTATCTGGCAACATCACAGGTGGTAATATATCAGGCGGAGCCAATATTAATGCTACCAGCTTGACTGGTACCGTTGTTAGCGTTTCGGGTACCATCACCGGTGGCAACGTACAAACAGGTGGTGTTGTAAGTGCAACAGGTAACATCACCGGTGGTAATTTAACCACAACCGGTAATGTCACTGGCGGTAATGTATTGTTTGGTACAGGTAATGTGTCGGGCACAGGCAATATCGCTGCTGGTTACTTTATTGGTAATGGTAGTCAGCTAACTGGTGTAATAGCCACGTCGGCATCTGCACTGGTTAATGGTACTACCAATATAACCACTGCACCAAGTGGCAATGCCAATGTTACCATTGCCGGCACCAGCAATGTGATTGTTTGGACTACCACTGGCGAGTATGTGACCGGTAACGTAAGTGCCAGTGGCAATGTAACCGGTGGCAATTTGATATCTGGATCACTGACTTCAACTCGTGTTCCGTATGTGGGCGCAGCAAGTCAACTGACAGATAGTACTAATTTAACCTGGGACAACCCAAATCAAGTATTGAAAATTGGCGCAGGTGGCACAGAAATTGGTGGCGATGCTGGGTTTGGATATCTAAACACCAAAACTATAAGTGCCAGCGGCAATGTAACCGGTGGTAATGTTGTCACGGCCGGTGCTGTATCCGCTGGTTCGTTGAGCCTAAGCGGCAATGTCACATCCGCACTCAACGCAACATCAAGTATCGCTGCCGGTACCACAATCAGCGCAGTGGGCAACATCACCGGCGGCAACTTAAATGCTGCTGGATTGAGTTTGACCGGCAATGTGGTATCTAATTTCAGAGCCAGTGCATCAATCGAAGCAGGCACCACAATAAGTGCAGTAGGCAACATCACTGGTGGCAACTTGAATGCTGCCGGATTAAGCCTAAGCGGCAACATAGTATCTGCAGTCAGTGCTACTTCCAGCATCACTGCTGGCACCACAATAAGTGCTACCGGTAACATCACCGGCGGTAACATTATCACAGGCGCTGCACTCAGCGCAGGATCAGTCAGCTCAGTTGGCAACGTCACTGGCGGCAATTTAATCACATCCGCTGCGATATCTGCAGGATCGGTCAGTGCCAGTGGCAACGTCAATGGTGGTAACATCACCACACTTGGTGTCATATCTACTGCCAGCATAGTATCAACAGGCAACATTGACGGTACCAATCTAAACGGTAGCGGGTTGAGTCTAAGTGGCAATGTCATCAGTGCATTGAATGTGACTGGTGCCATAGCAGGCGCCAATGTTTCAACTCCAGGATTTGTCAGCGCCACAGGCAACATCACAGCTGGTAACGTCAATGGCGGCGCCAATGTCAATGCCACATTGTTGTCAGGTACCACAGTCAGTGTAACCGGCAATGTCACTGGTGGCAATGTCAATACCAATACCATAGTTGGTACTGCAACCACTATCCGATCAACAGGCGATCTGAATCTAAGTGCAACTGGCAACATTGTAGTTGGCACATACATCAATGGATTGACAAATCCTGTACAAGATCAGGATGCTGCTACCAAATCTTATGTGGATTCAGTAGCACAAGGTCTTGACATCAAGGCATCAGTATCGTATGCCACTGCCGCAACACTAAATGCCTATACCTACAACAATGGCACATCGGGAGTTGGTGCCACAATCACTGCCAACAGCAATGGCATATTGAGCATTGATGGATCAACACCGGTGAATGGCGAACGTGTTTTGGTCAAGAATGAAGCCGGGGCCAACGCACCGTACAACGGTATCTATGTGGTAACTGCTGTGGGAACTATCAGTACACCGTTTGTGCTAACTCGTGCCACCGATTTTAACCAACCTGCAGAAATACCCGGCGCGTTTACATTTGTTGAAGCCGGCTCTGTCAATGCTGATTCTGGATATGTATGTACTACCAATTCTCCAGTGACGGTTGGTACTACTGATATTGTATTCACACAGTTCTCTGGTAGTGGTTCATACACAGCCAACACCTCAGCTGGTTTGGTATTGGTTGGTACACAATTCAATGCCAAAGTTGATGATATAACAACTGCATTTGATGTCAGTGGCAATATTGTTGTCAAGGCCAGTGCTGCACTGACCACACCAAATATTGGTGCTGCAACTGGTACCAGTTTGAGTGTGACAGGCAATGTTACCAGTGGTAACATCAACACTGGCGCAATAAGTTTAACTGGTAATGTTATCACTGGGTTGAATGTCACAGGCTCAATTGCTGGTGGTAATGTCAACACACCCGGACTGATCAGCGCCACTGGCAACATCACTGGCGCTAATGTATTCACAGGCGGCGTGGTCAGTGCAACTGGCAACGTCAACGGCGGTAATATAATTTCTGCTGCTGCTATTTCTGCAGTTTCGCTGAGCCTGAGTGGTAATATTACGTCAGCACTGAACGTGACTTCAAGCATCACTGCTGGTACCACAATCAGTGCTGTGGGCAACATAACTGGTGCCAATGTCAATACCACAAACATCAGTCTAACTGGCAATATTGTATCAGCAGTCAATGCCAGTTCAAGCATCACTGCTGGTACCACAATATCTGCCATTGGTAATATCACAGGTGGTAACATCACAACCGCAGGCCTGATATCAGCCACAGGCAATGTCGATGGCGGAAATATCAACGCCACAACTGGATCTTACGTCGCCGGCGTGTCTGTTTTAACCGTAAATGCAACTATTGATGGTGGTACCTACTAATCATAAGTAGTAGGTAATGACCAATACAGTACTAATCAAGCGCTCAAGTACGGCAAATTCAGTCCCTGTTGCGGGAAATCTTCAAACGGGCGAATTGGCCATCAACTATACTGACGGCAATTTATTCTACAAAGACAACAACAACGGCGTCCAGTTACTGACCAGCAACAAATTTGTCAGTGTAACTGGCAATATCACTGGGGCCAACCTAAATGCCACTGGGCTAAGCCTGAGCGGTAATGTTGTATCCAATGTTAATGTAACTTCAAATATTGCCGGTGGCAATATCAAAACTCCCGGATTGATCAGTGCCGCGGGCAACATCACGGGCAATTATTTTATTGGTAATGGATCTCAGTTGACTGGCATTACAACATCCGCCGGCTCTGCTATCACAAATGGCACAAGTGACGTTACTGTAAGTGCCAATAGCAATATCACAGCCAATGTGTCCGGGACCACGATAGCCACATTTGCTAGCACAGGCGAATATGTAACTGGTATAATCAGTGCCACGGGCAATGTCACAGGCAACTTCTTTATCGGTAATGGCTCGTTACTGACCGGAATTTCTTCATCAAGTTATGGCAATGCCAATGTTGCTGCCAACTTGGCTGTGTTCGGAACAAACCCAATATCTACTAGTGGTAACATCACAGGCAATTACTTCATTGGCGACGGATCACAGCTGACCGGAATTGTATCCAGCTATGGCAATGCCAATGTTGCTGCCAACTTGGCAGCATTTGGAACAAACCCAATATCCACCACAGGCAACATCACAGGTGGTTACATACTGGGCAATGGATCACAGCTGACCGGAATTGTATCCAGCTATGGCAATGCCAATGTTGCTGCCAACTTGGCTGTGTTCGGAACAAACCCAATATCTACTAGTGGCAACATCACAGCAGGCAACATCTTAGGCGGTTCAAACGTCAATGCAACCACACACACAGGTACCACGGTCTCAGTGACAGGTAATATCACGGGTGGCAATGTCAACGCCGCAGGATTGAGTTTAAGTGGCAATGTAGTAAGTGCATTGAATTTGACCGCCAACGTCACTACCACTGCCAACATTTCCGGCAGTTACATATTAGGCAACGGAAGCCAACTGACTGGTCTTCCGGTGACTTATGCTAATGCCAACGTGGCGGCTAACTTGGCAGCATTTGGAACCAACCCAATATCAACCGGCGGTAATATCACTGGTGGTAATTTTTATGTGCCAACAACAAACACCGGCTTGATTGGTGGAGTCATAGGCTTAACATATGCTGGATATTTTAATGGTACCAATCAATACCTAACCGTACCAAACGCTACCGTGTTGGCCGGCGCAGGTAATTTAACAATCGAATTTTGGGCATATCCGATGAATAGTTCAGGACGCTGTTTTATCGGTGGCACTGACTGGGAATTATACATGAGTGGCTGGGAAGTACGATTTGTACAACAAAACTCATATGGATTTAACAGTGGATTAAATGTTACTCCGGACACATGGAATCATGTGGTGTTATCTCGTGATTCGTTTGTATCTGGAACTTCTGGCAATTGGAGAATATTTGTAAATGGTGTGATGTATACCACGGCCAGCAATGGTGGATCACCTCTGAGTTCACCGTCGTATCTGGGCATAGGTATAAGTGTAGATAATGGCGGCACAAGAAATCCATTTGAGGGTTATCTGTCTAATTTCCGCATTGTGAACGGGGTAGGAGTTTACACATCTGCATTTACTCCCAGCACCACACCGCTAACACCAAATCAATTGGCCAATGTAAATGGTTCTCCTAGCGCAGCACTCACTGCTGGACAAACAAAATTATTAACCTTACAAAATAGTACCATTATAGACAACTCGTCGCAGGCACTGACAATCACAAATTACAATACCGTGGTGACTTCAACATCATCGGTTCTTGTTACTAGTGCCCAAGGAACGTTGATATATGATGGTAGTACCTGGCAATCGACTTCTATAATGGTAACTGGTACATTGTCGGCCACAGGCAATGTAACCGGCAACTATTTTATTGGTAACGGCTCGCAACTCACAGGCATTGCAGCTAGTTATGGCAATGCCAATGTGGCAGCCAACTTGGCGGCATTTGGAACCAATCCTGTATCTACCACGGGTAATATCACTGCTGGCAACATCCTGGGCGGAGCCAACGTAAATGCTACCACTCACACAGGTACCACTGTTTCGGTAAGTGCTAATGTTACCGGCGGTAATATATTGACAGGTGGTATTGTATCAGCTACAGGTAATGTAACCGGCAACTTCTTCATTGGTAACGGCTCGCAACTGACTGGACTTGCTGCAACTTACGGCAACGCCAATGTGGCAGCCAACTTGGCAGCATTTGGAACAAATCCCATATCGACTAGTGGCAACATCACAGCAGGTAATTTGCTAACCAACGGAGTGATCAGTGCTACTGGCAATATCACTGCTAACAACGCAATATTCACTGGCAATTTGAGTGTGGCAGGTAATGTAACCTACATTAGCAGTAACGTGGTCACTATCAACGATGTGGCAATCAATTTAGGAAACAATGCCTCCAACATAACTCAAGTGAACAATGGTGGCATTGAGCTAGGTCCTCAAGGCAGCCCATATGTCACATTCCTTTACAACAGTTCAGCAAATACGTTTACGTCAAATGTTGGATTAAGTGCAGTAGCTAATATAACAGGTGGTAATGTATTGACAGGTGGTATTGTATCGGCTACTGGTAACATCACCGGCGGTAATATCTTGGGTGGTGCTAATGTGAATGCTACCACACATACAGGTACCACTGTGAGTGTGAGTGCAAACGTAACTGGTGGTAATGTATTGACAGGTGGAATAGTAAGTGCAACCGGTAACATCACTGGTGGTAACCTAAGTGGTACCAGCATAGTGGGCACATTGACCACAGCAGCACAAACCAATATCACCTCAGTAGGTACGCTGGGTAGTTTGGCAGTGACTGGCAATGCCACAGGTGGAAATGTATTGACAGGTGGCATAGTGTCTGCAACCGGCAATGTTACAGGCAACTTCTTCATCGGCAATGGATCACAGCTGACTGGGCTTCCAGCAACTTACGGCAACGCAAATGTTGCGGCTAACTTGGCAGCATTTGGAACCAACCCAATATCTACTACAGGTAACATCACTGGCAATTACTTCATTGGTAACGGATCACAACTGACCGGTATCGCTCCAAGCTATGGCAATGCTAATGTTGCTGCCAATTTAGCCGTGTTTGGTACCAACCCAATATCCACCAGTGGCAACATCACAGGTGGCAACATAATCACGCCTGCGGCAATATCAGCAGTTTCGGTCAGCGCCAGCGGCAACGTCACAGGTGGTAATGTCAATACCAACACCGTAGTTGGCACAGCTACTACAATAAAATCAATTGGTGACCTGACTCTAAGCACAACCGGTAATATTGTAGTTGGCACCTACATCAATGGATTGTCAAC